GATGGACTCGGGCTTGGTGTCTTCTTCCTCAAGCACACGATTGATGATGGTCGTTGCTTGCTTGGCAGAGAACCCTTGCTTACGCAAGAAGGTCTGACGATCATCATCAGAGCGAGCAACGATAGTCTGCTTCGCTTGCTGAATGGATGACACGATACCCAGCGTGGACTGGTTGGAATACTCGATCAGTGCAGGCTGAACCTCTTGGATGAACCGAGTGGGCGCATGCTTGCTGTGTCGAATGGACATGCTGTGCTTGTCTGTCTGACCCCAGATGTTGCGGTTAGCGCAGACGCCACGCAAGAGGAAGGTGCTGATACCCAACGACTTGCTACCCACCTCAGAGTTCCATGTGTAGAAGCCACGGAATACCAAGTCGGGGTCACCGTTCTTGAGTTTGCCGATCTCGATAGGATGGGTGTCGTCCACCAAGAACATGAAGACATCTCGGTCTGAGGCGTACAGTGTGGTGGTGTCTTTCGTTGGGTCAACGAAGGGGTTGTACATACTTGTAGACCAATCAAGCATGCCGGGGATTTTCCAGTTCGTATCGCCTGTACCATTACCAGCGATGCGGCGAACAGCATCAACCAATTCAATGTCTTTGACTCGACCATACTCAACCCCTGTTGCAGCGAGCAACTGCTCCTCTGTGTAATACATCTTGGCGTTCTCTGCTCGCAGGTTAGCCAATCCCCATTGCAAGTTGATACCTGCCAAGGTGGATGGCAGCTTGCGCATATACCCAGCAGGCGCGCCAGCCAGCGTAGCCAACTGACCGAACGACCAGTGTGTAGGCTCAACCTCCATACCGAGGAACTCGAGTGACATCTTCTCGCTGTCGGACATGCTGGCTTTGACCCGGATGTCGGTGACATCTACGATGGTCTGAACTGCTGGCTCACTACGCTTGGCAACATGGTCACGCAAGTCATTGAGGTTGAGGAAGCGCTGATCATCTGGTCGGCTGAACCATTGGGAAGACACGCGACCATCGCGTGTCCCCTGTGTGGTGTCTACCTTGTAGGCGCTGGTCACTGCATTTGTTTCGGCTGTCATAACTGCATTCATTTGGTTTCTCCTAAAGCCCCCGAGGGGGCTGGTTGATTAAGCGACTTTGAGTTGAGCTTGGTCTGCTCGTTTACATGCTTCGGGTTCTTGGTCGGTCAAGTCGACACGCACATCTTTCTTCGTCACCACATAGTAGTGATCGTCATTCTGATATTCATCCTTGATGAACGGATACTTGTTGAGCATGTCGAGAACCTTGCTGAGTTCTGCGATTGGTACTTGGATGGTGACATCCCATGAGAGGCGGACATTTGCGAATTTCATTTGGTTCTCCTTAATCTACTGACACGGTGAAGCTGATGTCGTTGCGGATGATCTCCTTAACCTTGTCCTCGATGTCACCGTAGTCATCGATGCTGAAGTTGTCGTTCATCCATGTATCCATGCGGTCATTGAGATTGCTGTCCATCCAGTCACCCACTCGATCCTCGAGGTAGGTGTCCATCCAGTTCTCAATGGTCTCGTCAATCTTGCGCTCCATATTGTTGCGCCCTGATGGGTCAGCAGATGAGCCTTCCATCTGCTTGTTCACATGATCTGTAATGCGTTGCCAGAATGTCTCGTCGTAATCAACGGCTGAGTGAATGGCTTGCGACACGAGCCTGTCTTTGTCGAGTGACTCCAGCACCTCTGCCTTGACCGCCTTGACGATGACCTCGACCAGTGATGCGAGGAACGAAACTGCTTGCTGGTTTTCCATAACCTATCCTTTGGATGAATGCTGATTGAGAGTTGACGGCTGCGCCTTTTGCTTTGAGTCCGATCACATGCTGCGGCGGATCTAAGAAGCGAAGGTCATCCTCGTCACCTGATATGACTGGCTTGCCTTGCCACATGAGCGGGATGTGATCAAAGACAACGGCGACATTGCCGCCTGCCTTGAGCTGGCTTACTGCTTGTGCATGATTGGTCTCAGAGAGACTAAATGTGAGGTGGTAGTTGCTGGGTAAGTTCTTGCGACCAGCCAGCTTGGTGTAGTCGTAGAACTGAACGAACGGATACCGTTCCATGATGTTGGCGTAGTTGCCGCACTGAATAGATTCCCACGGAATGTCTGATGTTCCGTTGAGCCTGACGCAAACCGTGAGGTTGTGTCGCATGCCGTACCTGATTGCAGTTGATATGTCTTTCACCAACTGCGCCATGAATGTGCCGCGATCTTCGAAGAACCACTTGGTCTTCTTGATGCGCGCCTGTTGCGTAGCGTTGAACTTGCCGCGCCCTGATGTGTTGAGGCATAGCTTGGTGCATTCCGGAGAACGACCGCCGCATACCTCGTAGCCTGATAACTTTGCTGGCGCAAGATGCAGGATGAAAGATACATACCCTCTGCGTTCGCCTTTAACGAGCTTGGCGTTCGCTCGGGTGAGTAGCTTCATGTGTTGTGTCGAGAGATCAAGTCAAACAAATCAATAGAGATGTCATCTGGAATCAGATGTTGTGTCTCCATTGCTGAGAGTGCAGTCATGATGTCGAGCAATCTGAATACATCCTGCGCAGCAGCATCAATCTGTGCGCGGACATGAACCTGCCATCGATCCATAGCATTTCCTTCCTATAAAAAAAGAGGGACTGTCCCCTCACTTCTGAGGGGGACAGCCCCGCCGTGTAGCTGGAATTACTTGGTTGTTTCCAGTGATTGGATGTAGCCCTTGAGTCGGGCTATCTGTTTCTCTCGATACTCGATCAAGCCTTGCGTGTAGTCACGAGCCGTGCGCAGTGTCATCAGCTCACGCTCTGCCACATAGAGATCATCCTTGGCTATCGATGCCAAGGTAGGTTTCTCAAACAGAAACTCACCGAATCTGCGCAAGACTTTTAGCATTCTTAAACTCCTTGATTGCCGAGGTAACTCTGTCGATTGCATGCTTGTCGAACCCTCCAATGTTCCATTGCTTGATCTGATGGACAGGTTTGCCTGCCGTGCCGAGGTAGTTGTATCCATTCTTCCAGTTGTAGATGGATGCAACGGTGTTGTCGGCGAACCTGATATCCCATTGTGCGTCGGTTTTGTAGTCGTCATAGCCCCGTCGCAGAGGCTGTCCAAAAACTTGAGTGAGAGTTTCGAAGTCACAGTCTATGTATCCTTGAAGATGAGTGCCGCTGATGTCGATGTCGATTGTGTTGTGCGTTGCGTGTAGCATGATTACCTCACAGTACTGGTAGTGTTTGTTCATCAGGGTCTGTAGTGAACAGCGCCCCAGCGTTGTTGCCTTCGTCGTCGGCGGATGGGTAGATCAGTACGCCATTGTCGAGCTTGATGACAACGCATCTGGTGTACCAGCCATGATCATCCGCCTCACCTTGCGTCATGTACCTGACGCCAACGATCTTGCGGTTGAGTAGCAGTTTCTTTGCGACCTCTTCCCAGCGGGAAGTCAATTCAGTTTCAGTCATAAATGCTCCATGTAAATATCGAGTCGTGAGTGACAGCCAAGGGTTGCCCCTTGGTTCTCGTTATTCCGGTGTCTTCTCAACCACACACTGGATGTAGTGCGTGATGATCCCCTCGAGGATGTGAAGCCGGGGTTTGTTCTTTGCTTGCGCAAGTGCATCGATGAACCAGTAATGACTGGGTGTAACGCCGACAGCAAAGCTGTCCACCTTGTTGGGTTTAGAGTTGCGCTTCGGGGCTGGAAGTACATTCATCTTCCTGCGTTCTGTTGCCATGATTTAATCCTTAAAGCTGATTGTTACTTTGTATTCTTGGGCAGCGTAATCGAAGATGTCACATGCTATGAAGTCGTTGCCTTCATCATCCGCCCGAAGAATCAAGTCGTAGTCCTTGCCATCAAGACTGAACTGAATGTGTTTGTCTTCTTTCATTCGGCTTCAATCTTGTAGCCACGGTTCATCCATGCTTCCATCTTCATGTTCTTGAACCAATCGGCGACGGTGGGAATGCGACCACCACAATCTTCTTTCACATGCTGTTCGCCAATGTATCTGACTGGGACTTCACGACCATCAGAGTTGATGATCACTCGCCCGAACACGCGCTCGCATTCAAAGATGCCTTGACTGTGATGCCGAAGCGCGCGGTGGCGCGCATCAGCGAACTGTTCTTTGGTTGCATCGAACCAATCATGAATGGCGGCATAGTCTTCCGGCTTGCCACCCCACTGTTTAACTGTTGTCATTGAGTGATGGTGCGGGTGCATGTGCAATCTCCGTTACTGAATAGATGGATTCGTCTGCGTCGACGCGCTTCCAGTTACCTGATAGATCCCATGCTTTGTCTTGCGCCGACTCTTCGTCGTCTGCCTCAACATCTATCGAGTCAGACAGGTACTCGGTTCGATGTAGTTCAACTCTGTAGATAGGCATGACTCAGTCCTTGAACTCAAGTTCTTCATCGAGGTTGAAGGTGTCGGTGTTGTACTCGGTGTAGCGGGTGCTGACCTCGAGGTTTGTCTCGCCAGTCTCAAGGTCGAACTCCAGCTGACCGAACCCGCCATCGTTGTTGTACCAATCAATGCCGGTACGCTCGAGCATGTCGTAGCAGATCTGTTCCAGCGCTTCCTTGACAGGCTGTGTCTTGGGCGCGGACTCCGTATTCCATACGCCATCCTTCCATGTGGACTTGTCTTCGTTGTAAACAACTGGGAAGTCCATGCCATGTGGCTCAATTGCCACGCCTGTGATTGAACCTGAGTCACCGCTGCCATCGAACTCGATGGTGATGCGCTTGCCACCTGCGGCGCGGATCATCTTGAGGATCTCTTTGATTTGCTCACGCTTAACTTCTGACTTGATCATTTGTATTCCTTTGTAAAGACAGTGGACGATAGGAGTTGTAACCACGGATGCGGCTACGCTTGTTGCCGTGGTACTCATTGAATGAAACTGAGATGCCGTGCTTGTGCATGGCGGACATGAACAGCGAGAGATCGCAGTCCTCTTCGAGGTATGCCATCTCGTTGCGCTGATAACTGTAGGGGCTGACCTGATCTTCGATGCCGAGCTTGATCAGCAGGCGTCGAGGCACAGCCGCCCAAGCGTGACCGGGGTCACCATAAACCTTGATCTTCATGGAAATCCTTCGCGTAAATATTGAGTCGTGAGTGGGCAGAAAAGCCAAGGTTTCCCTTGGCTCACATGCTTACCACCAGCTGTCGTAGAACACAGCTTTGCCGGCGGCTATCTCAGCCTTTGCCTTGTAAGCAAAGTCGAAGACTGATTCCAGATCTTCTGGCTCAATCTCTTGAGCGCCGAAGAAGAAACCGTTGGTAGGTTTGAGCTTGCCTTTCTCGGCGGTCTGCATCAGATCCTCGAGATCGCTGAGGTCAAGCCTTACTGTGTTGCAGTTGAAGTCAGGATCTGTCCCGCCTTTGCTGATGTACAGCTCATGCATCCAGCCATGCAAAGCATTGAACTTGCGCCAGTAATACAGGTTGGTGTTGATCCAGCCCTGCTTCTGCGCTTCTTCGTCAGCCTTGCGTCGCTTCTCCCAGTAGTTGTCACGGTCTACCTCAGACATCTTCTCTACTTCCTTGTCAGGCAAGTCGAGAAACCCGACAGCACGACGAGCTGCCTTGTATGGATTGAAGTCTGTCTCGGCATCATCTTCAAGCATGCGAGCGTCAATTGAGTATGCATACATATCCAGTCCCATGTCTGTCTCCTTCTTAATGGGTGTTGATTGATGTAGATTTGTGGGCAAGAACGCCGGAAACCTTTAAAGACCGCGCTTCCTGCTGTTCATAAAACTGTAGGAGACCACGGAGATCTAAGAGTTCTGATTCAAGCCATTGGCGTTCCTTATAAAGCTTGCGAAGCAAATCTCTCATGGCTCTGTTCTCGTCTACAAGGAACTGGTGGTAAGCAGGGTTGATGTTCATGGCAAATCCTTTCACGGAAATATCGAGTCTCGAGTGGGTTAGATACAAAAGCTGGGTGTGCCAGCACCTGCCAGCACACCCATCGTTGTTAGAACGGAGCAGCTTCTCCGTCCTCTGCTTCGGGAGTCACTGCTGTGTCCCGATAGCTGGTGTCACGACGAACCTTGGTGAGTCGTTGACGCACCTTCTCGATCATCGCTACAGCAGCTGAGTTCAAGCCAGCTTGAGTCTCAGCTTTGTCGAAAGCTTCCAGAATCTCGAGTAACTCGATTTGGAAGCTGACCTCACGGAAGCGAACTCCGGGTAGGTCACGACCAATCCAGCTTGTGCCATTGCCGCAAGCTGCTACCTTCTTCACCTGCTTCTCAGTAGGCATACGGTTCGCAAGACGAGCTTGCTCCGTGTAGATGAGCTTCGAAGCGTGAGCCTGAGATGTAGGCTTGGTTGTGATACCGAGCTTCTCCATGAGAGCTACGGTTGCGTCAGAAGCAGGTTTCAGTTGAACAGACAGATCAGACATGATGATTTCCTTTCGTTGAAGACATGGTTAAAACACGCAGATACACATGATTAAGAGGAGAGAGCGTTTCCCTCACTCCGTGAGGGGAAACGCGAGAGACGCACCCACTTACTTCCACTCAGGGTGCATGCGAATGTTCTCGATCTTGTTGTTGTGATTGACCACAGCAATGAAGATCGAAGCGAGTACACAGATCACAGTTGTGACACCATCCATTGAGTACCCAGACGCATCCTTGATTTGGAATGCGTAGGAAAACAACGAGATTGCTGCGATTGCTACACAGCTGATGTCAACGAAAAAGAACATGGTTTGCCAGAGTTTGCGCATGGTAGTTAGCTCCAAAAGGTATTTACAAATCAACCACTTAGAGGGGGCTGTGTTCCTCGTTACACGAGGGAACACAGACACCGGCGCACTCCAGAGGTCTCGGCTAAGAAGAAAGCGTTAAGGATGGAAGCCCGAAGGGGCGAGACTGCGTAGCAGGCTCGATGCGTAGCACGACAGCCTGACCCGAAGGGGAACGCACAGGTAACACACCCCCTTGTTAAGTTGGCGTGGTTACTACAAGGTTCACGGATTGAATATGACTCAACCACTGGTTTTGTCGCAGTGGTATACGGCAGGCGTACCGTATTTATGCAGACTGGGTGTACCACGGGACCACTTGTTTGCATGACCCGGGGCGTCAAGCAACAACGTATTACCTACTCACACGCAAGGTTCACCCCCTATGGACCACTTCACCTCTACCCCCGGGGTACATTCGCTATCTCATTTTTTATTTTGTGTACCTATAGACGCTTCTCTGGAAGCGTCTATCCTGTGTACCCATGCAAATAACCCATGTGTGCAAAGAAACACTAGGGGTAGCGTGTTGTAAGCATTTACAAAATCAAACAGTAAGCACACAATTTCGTCAGACTGGGATAGTTTCCCGATGATGAAATCAAAGCCAACCTCTAGGTTGGTTTTTTTATTTGGAGAGAGAGATCGCAATGGCTGCGAGAAAGAACAAGATCCGTCACGATGAAGACACCCGCAAGAAGATTCAGGCGGCGTACTACATCAATGAACTGCATGCGCACGTCGCAGGCGCTAAGGTCTTGTCGCCTTCTCAGATTCAAGCCGCCAAGATCCTGCTCGACAAATCGCTGCCTAACTTGTCTGATGTAAAAGTCGAGACTGGTGGTCAGGGCATTGTCTTCAACCTCAACGTACCGAAGTCCGGTGACTGAAGTCGCAGATCAGAACGAAGTCATCAGCTACAACCCTCCGGGTCCACAAGCTGCTAAGTTCCACGCTCACGATGGATTTGTCCGAGGACTGCTTGGACCTGTGGGTTCCGGTAAGTCTTCTTCTTGCTGTGTTGAGATTGTCAGCCGAGCGCTAAGACAAGAGCCTTGGTTCGATGGTGTGCGTCGCTCTCGTTGGGCGATCATTCGTAACACCTACCCCGAGTTGAAGTCGACCACCATCAAGACATGGGAGACATGGTTTCCTTCGAACGTGGCTCCTATCAAGTGGGACACCCCAATCTCATCCACGATGATCATCGACGACATCGGAGATGGCACATCGCTGGAACTGGAAGTTTTGTTCTTGGCGCTTGATAAACCTTCAGAGACCGGCAAGCTCCGCTCTCTGGAACTTACTGGAGCGTGGATCAATGAAGCTTCTGAAATTCCTAAAGAGATTTTTGACATGGTCACGCAGCGGGTCGGACGATACCCAAGCAAGATCAAAGGCGGTCCTAGCTGGAGTGGCGTCATCCTTGACACAAACCCTCCCGACGACGACCACTGGTACTACAGAATCGCCGAAGAAGAAACCCCAGAAGGATGGAAGTTCTTCCGTCAAGCAGGCGGTCTCTACAAAGAAGGCGAAGAGTACAAGCCGAACCCGGAAGCGGAAAACATCGATAACCTCCCCGGCGGTCACCAGTACTACCTCAACCAAGTAGGCGCGAAGTCTGACGACTGGATCAATGTCTTCCTGCTCGGCAACTACGGCACTACTTCAGACGGCAAGCCTGTCTACCCAGAATTCAACGACAAGGTTCATGTAGCCAAAGAAAAGATCGATCCCATTCGTGGGCTTCCAATCATTCTTGGCTGGGACTTTGGTCTCACCCCTGCCTGCGTGATCGCTCAGATGACGGCGCGTGGTCAGTTGATTATTTTGCGAGAGCTTGTGTCTCAAGACATGGGTATTCGCCAATTCGCCAACGACATCGTCAAGCCAGTCTTGATGAACGAGTTCGGCGGATTCCAACGGTTCTCCGCCGGTGACCCTGCTGGCGCAATCCGCGCCCAGACCGACGAGAGAACTTGCTTCCAAGAGTTGCTCGAGTGCGGTATCCCAACCGAGCCTGCCAACACCAACGACTGGATTCCCCGCCGTGAATCGGTGGCGTTCTTCCTGACTCGTATGGCGGATGGCATGCCCGGGTTCTTGTTGGATCCAAGCTGCCGTGAACTACGGCGTGGCTTCAATGGGCGTTATCGCTACGAGCGTTTGAAAACATCTGGTCCGGCGCGTTTCCGCGATAGACCAATTAAGGACGACAGTTCCCACATTCAGGATGCATTGCAGTATGCGTGTCTGCGAATCAGATCAGGTCTGAATCCAGTACGTGCGCGTTCTGTACGCACCGCATCAAATAAAGGCTGGACATGAGTGGCATAGTATTGGCAAAACCACCAGTCGAAGTCGAGGTTTCAATGGAGACCGAGAAGTCGACAGGACTTGAATACACCGAGTCCGCGCTGGCTGCGTACATCCACCAATGCTGGGATCGTGCCAAGTTTGCCAAGCAAGAACTCACTGAGCGTCTGCTCAAGTGCGAGCGCCAGCGTCGTGGTGTCTACGATCCTGACAAGGCGATGGACATTGCCAAGACTGGCGGCTCTGACATCTACATGCGCCTGACGGACATCAAGTGCCGCGCCGCTGCCAGCTGGATCAAAGATGTGATGAGCGTCTCCAACGAGCGCCCATTTGATTTGACTCCATCCAAAGAACCCAACCTTCCTCCCGAGATCAAGATGTCGATCATCGACATGGTCCGCATGGAGGCTGAGGAATATCTCCAGCAAGGCGCTTCGATTCATCCCGAGGCGTTCCGCACTCGCATGGAGCAAGTGCATGACGAGATCATGCAGAAGATGCGCGACGAGGCGCGAGACAACGCACGTCGCATGCGCAACAAGATCGACGACCAGATGACTGCTGGTAAGTTCGACTTGGCGTTCCGAGACTTTATCGATGACTTTGTCACCTACCCTACTGCGATCATGAAAGGTCCGGTGGTGCGCCGCCGCAAGCGCATGGACTGGGGACCGAACTTCGTTCCCATTGTCATGACCGACTTTGTGCGCGAGTTTTCTAGGGTTTCCCCCTACGATGCTTACCCATCGCCCAACAGCTCTGGACCCAACGATGGTTGGTTCATTGAGCGTCACCGCCTGAGTCGCGGTGAGTTGCTTTCGATGAAGGGTACGCCCGGGTACAACGACGAGAACATCGATCAAGTCTTGGCTCGCTTTGGTGAGACCGGTTTCCGTAACTGGCTCATGGGCGACCAAGAGCGTGACAACCTAGAAGGCAAGCCACACAGCCGTTTGTACAACGACGCTGTGATTGAGGCGATTGAGTTCTGGGGTTCTGTTTCTGGTGACAAGCTCATTGAGTGGGGCATCAAAGACAAGAACATCAAGTCGATGAAAGAGTATGAGGTGAATGCTTGGATGATCGGACCATACGTCATCAAGGCAATCATCAATCCTGATCCGCTGGGTCGTCGTCCATACGACATTGCTCAGTGGAATGAAATTCCGGGCGCGTTCTGGGGCGGGGCTTTACCCGAACAGATGCGTGACATTCAAACCATGTGCAACGCTTCGGCGCGCGCACTGGCAAACAACATGGGGGTAGCATCCGGTCCCCAAGTTGAGGTCACTGTTGACCGACTGCCAGATGGGGAAGATGTTACGTCCATCTATCCTTGGAAGATCTGGCAGACCACAACGGACCGCACGGGTGGTGGTCAACCTGCGGTCCGTTTCTTCCAACCGGACATGAACGCCCAAGTATTGATGGGCGTCTATGCCCAGTTCGCCAAGCAGGCGGACGAAGTCACCGGCATCCCGAACTACGTGTACGGATCGTCTGGTGTTTCTGGCGCTGGTCGCACCGCTTCTGGTCTTTCCATGTTGATGGACAACGCAGCCAAAGGCATCAAGCAATCCATCGCTTCAATCGACAACGTGATGTCGGGCGTCGTGTCTCGCATGTATGTCCACAACATGATGTATGACCCAGACACCTACATCAAGGGCGACTTCACAGTGATTGCCAAGGGTGCGCTTGGTCTGGTTGCCAAAGAGCAGATCCAGATCCGCCGCAACGAATTCTTGCAAGCCACTGCCAACCCAGTCGACTTGCAGATCGTTGGCATGGAAGGTCGTGCGCACTTGCTCCGCGAGTTGGCGTCCGGTCTCAACATGGATGTCGACAAGATCGTCAAAGATCCCGAGCGTGTCAAGTTCGAAGCAGAGAAGGCGCAGCAAGAGCAGATGATTGCCATGCAAGCGCAAGCTCAGATGCAAGGCGAAGGCGGCGGTCAACCGCAACTTCCCGCGCCCACTCAAGTCGATGATGCCGGCAATCCCGCTGGTGGAGTTGATGCCAACACCATGAATGGAGTGATGCAATGATGAAGAAGAAAGCGATGACCAACAAGCAATCTGGCGGCATGCCGATTGTTCCGCAAGGCTACAAGAATGGTGGCAAGGTCAAAGCTGCCGCTGGCATGCAAGCTCCTAAAGGCTACCGCGATGGCGGCATGGTCTGGGACTGCACCCAAGGAACTGGCGTTCGTTCGATGCAGGACTACAAGAAGTAATGCTCAACAAACCAGATCAACGTGTTCTATCCGCATTGGCGGCTTTAGAAGACGATCACAATTTTTCCGCTGTCCTTGAATGGATGGAAGGCTCACTCAGTGAGCTTGATGCAGCAACAAGAACCACGAAAGACGAAGTTCTGACTCGATGGAATCAAGGTGCTGCGCAAGTCCTTGCCGACCTCATCGGCACGACAAGGTCAGCGCGTGTGGCTGTAAGCCGCATGAAGTAATTCCCCCGCCGGGGGTTTAGTGCGCTACGTCACTACCTACGTAGCAAAACCAAAAGCACCGCAAGGAGCGTGTCGATAAACCCACTGGGCATTGACAGATCTGCGCGATATGTTTATGGAGAAAAAATGTCTTTACCACGAGCCGTCCTAGAGGCGGAACAACGAGCTGATGAAATTCTCAAACAGCTGAACCAAGCTAAGAGTCAACAGCCACCGGAGGGTGAGGTTGCCGCCAGCAACCAAGACCCCAAAGAGGAGCAAGCCCAATCAGTTGCTGCTCCAGCGGAACTCTCGA